AGAGTATTCAAAGGCGTTGTCGGTTGCTTGGGGCTGCTGTGAATTAGCTTTTTCCTGCTTATACGCTTTTGCTAATATCTGAGCATCTGCTGTATTTCCTGCTTTATCTGCGGCTAGCAGTGCTGTTGATAATCGCTGTAATCGCTCAGACATAAGGACACCGTTTGTTAAAGATATTTATCTGCTACCGAATCAGCCTCGTTAGGCTCACTTTGGCCACCACCTCTTTTATACCCAGTGTCTAGCAAGTTTTGGTAAAGTTGCTCTAACTCGGCAGAGGCTTCAGCATCGGCTTGTATTCGGCTTTTCAATGAACCATCAGGATTTACATTACTAGGATTAAGCCGTTTAGCTTTGATAGCATTCAATGCAGATTGCATTTCTAGCCACGCAATCCATGTAGATTCCTGATTTTTACCTACTCTAGGAATTGGAGATAAGAACAGTTCCATTTCTCTGTTAGAGATAGCACCTTTGGTTTGAGCTACTGAGACGAGAGCGGCATTAACTGCTTCTGCCTCCAATTGCAATCTGAGTTCTGATCTAGGGTCACCAACCATGTTGTCAAAAGCTGATTTTGCAGTGCCATCGAAGAAACCAGTGACGTTATCACCTTCTTGAGCCAACCTTTTTGCTAAGAAACTCTGTCGAGTAGACATTGCAGTAGTATTTGTGAAAAGTTCTCTATCTGCGGTTAATTGTTTTTCTTGTTGTACAGTAGGCTTGTTCATAGCCTGTAATTTTGAGAGCATAGATATTTGATTCTGCTGTTCTACTTGCGCCAAACGCCTCTCTTCATCCTGTAGACCGCCATATGCTTGTGCGCCTGCCGCCATAGATGCCGATAGACCTTGGGTAGACGCGCCAGTGATTGCACCCCCGATACGCATCAGTCTCTCTGCCATACCGATTCTAGAAATACTCATACTGGTGCTGTCACGCTTGTTGCCAGTGGCTGTACCAGACCTGTCTATGGATGCCGCTTGGGCAATACCTAACAGAGGCGACTCTTTCTTAATACCCTGCTTATCAATAGCGTTGTCTGCCATGAGACTTGTAGGCTCATTAGAAGTTTCTACAGGATTAAGCACAGGGTTAGTTGGGGGTTTAGCCTGCTCATACTCTTCGTGAGTTGCGCCCTCCATAACTGTGCCATCAGGCATCGTGTGTGTGTTGGGTTGGGCGGCAGGCTGTTCTTCAGCCACATTATTGGTTTGACCACCGACACCACTTCCACCATACATAAATGCAGGCATTTGTCGGCCATCTAATGCGCCTTTCATAGAGTCCATTGCGCCATCTAGTACACCTTCTGGCCGCTGACCTGTTGAACGCAGAGTCCCATCTGGAGCATACCTTTTTGCGTAGTCTTTCTCGTTCATATAGCCTGACTCGCTGAACGGATTTAGCCTATCTAGCTTTTCTCCATTGCGTAGCTCTCTGTTATCCAGTTGTGCCTCTCTACCGTTTAGTTTTGCCTGCTCTGCGAACTGACCCCCAGATAAATAACCATCCTGTGGACGGTACTGCTCTAAAACTCCCACACCACTTTGAGAATTAGCCGTCTGCTGTGCCTGTGCCTGCATAGCTTGCTGTGCCATTTGCTGTAGCATAGGATTTTTTAAGTTCCCATTAGCATCATAATTGTTAGGGTCTAACATGAAGTTAGTATTCATTAATTAGCCCCCATTCCACCGTAATTTTTACCAGTACCGCCTGCGTTACCGCCTGAACTGCCCCCACCTCCTTTAGGTAGACCGCTGTACCAATCAGCAAAGCCCATGCCTGCGCTTGCGCCCTGCATAGCACCGCCAAACGCGCCTGCCATTGGGCTTGCTGTTTGCTGTACTGGGTTTTGGGGAGAATTGTTGACTGCGTTACCTAAGATTCCTTGCTGATACTTGATCTGCTGATTTAAAGCAAAATCCCTATCGTTCTGGAATCGGTTTTGCTGATCATTCATGTACCCTTGTTCAAATCCACGCAAGTTTGAGCCTGCTCCTGTCATAAAGTCACCCATAGCACCCATAGCATTAATGCCTTGGGAGTACGACTGTTGCATACCTTGGTTAGCTAACATCTGGTCTTTAAATTGTTGGTTCTGTTGTCCTAAAGATTGATCCATAAGGTCACGATTGATCATAGAAGTTGTGTCTGCTCTACGATCATCAAAGCCACGATTAGCGACAGCTTCTGCTACGCCTGCGCGACTAGAGTTCATGTTGCCAGAGCCACTTGCACCTTGGTTTATGCCTGTGAGTGTATTCTCTTGAAGATTACGCCTATCATCACGCATAGCGGCATCAACTAGGCCACCAGAATTATTTAAAGCGTAGTCTTGGGCAGTCTGCATCCTGTCGCCTTGACTCGCATCGTAGATGTCTTTGTAGTTCTGCCCGAAACCTTGGCCTGCTTGGGTAATATCGAATGCACCCTGTGCGCCCATTAGACCCATGTTACCCATGTAATTGTTGCCTGCGGCAGAGTATGGGTTTTGGTTTGCGTATGTCTGGCCTTGGTATGTACCTTGGCCTATAGAGTCGCCAAGGTATCCTTCAGCGGAATCGTATGATCGCTCTAGGTAAGGCTTGTGGAAGCGGAATCCTTCAGCCTGTGTGTCTGCCGCGTATTTTTGTGCTTTGGCTGACTGCTTGCCACCCATGTAGCCGCCTATAGCTCCTAGACCACCACCAATGATTGCCGCTGTTACAAATCCCATGTTATTTCTCCGCTAATAAAATTGTTAGATCGGGTTCTTTTAGTCCCATTGCTGTGTAGGATGGGGCAATAACCTCTTCCTCCATTTGTTCTAAATTCTCTTCTCCTAAGTGCTTAGTTAAATGCACATTAGTTAAGATAGAATCTTCTACTGCATAAAAAGCACGTTTTGCTCCAGAGGGAGTCACCCATGTATGGGGTGCTTTAATGTGTTTCTTGCCTGTTTCTGATACTACTAATAATTCACCTTCCATAAGAAAAGTCATGTGTGAGTGTCGATGTAATGCGCCAGTAAAAGACATACCTTTGGGAACAGTAAGTTCTCTGGTGTATGTACCACAGCCATACTCTTCATTAATTGGCACATAGAAGTGCCTTAATGTTGTCTGATCCATAGCGCACTCAGCGTTTCCAGATTCGACTTCATTTTTAATGGTGTTCTCAAGGTTTGTAACTTGGGCTTTTAACTTGTCATCTACGAGTAGATTAGCCACGTTATTGCCTCCTAGTTTAAGTGCCTAGCTAGGCTCTGTAGGCCAAGTCACATCTTCGATAGATGCTGTAGAAGAGTTACTACTGGGTAAGTCACGCAGGGCTGTCCGATAGGTCGCCCATTCTGCTCTTTGGGACTCTGTGAGAGGACTGTCAGCTACTTGAGTCCAATCACAAGATGCCAAAAGGGAGTCACGAACCTCACGAATAACACGCAGTACATTGTCAGTGGATTCTTCTACTTCAAGCGTACCTTCGACAATAGTTTCACCTACCGCACAGTTGTCTTCTTTGTCACTCTCTAGACAAGCCACATGCCGCAAGACAGCGTTCGTGCTTGTATTGATGACTGTGTACTGTTTTGTCATTTCTTTAACTCCAAGATTCTCATGTAAGCCTCAGTAATCACGGCAGTACCTGAAGAATTAGAGTACTTACGGCCTTTCATTACTAAAGTATTTGTCCCTGCTGCGGTGGTTGTAGAAAATACTTCGACACCACCATCTGAGTAGTTACGAGTATTAACAAGTGAGCCATTTAAGTAGAAGAACATCTGTAAGAAAGGCGAACCAGAGCCTCCTGCACCTATATTCGCCAAGACTTCTGCTGTAGCGCCTACACCTGTAAAAGTTAGAGATAAGAGAGTTACTAGCGTAGTGCTTGTGACTGTTTCATTAGCGAGTCCTACGATATTTACACTAGCGACATTAGTGACTGCATTGTTTGCAATTTTGTTTGTGGTAATAGAGCCACCGACAATTAAATCTCCTGTAATCGACACTACGCCATTGATAACAGAAAACACTTGAGTCCCTGCTTCACCGCTATTATCTGAAGGGTCTATGATTCGGAAATCATCAGCAAGTATCTTAAACTGGCCGACACTGCCGTTATTATTCTGAGAGAAGCCAGTAATGTAACCATTGGAGTTAAGAGTCACACCGTATTTGGCTTCTAAAGTAGCAATGCCGTTAGCCGCAGTAGTATCCGCAGTAGCTCTTGTTGAGGCTTCTGTGACTACAGCGGCTGAAACACCACTGACTGTAGATGTTAGATTAGTAACGTCTGTGGCTATGGCAGAGTCTGCATTAGTCCTTGCTGTTTGTTCATTGCTAATTGAAGTTGTAAGAGTATTGTTGTTGTTAGTCACTGTTGTAGTCAGGTTAGTAACATCAGTGGCTATGGCAGAATCCGCGTTTGCTCTAGCAGTCTGCTCTGCGGTTATCGCTGCATTAGTGACAACTAGGTCGGCAGCATTAGCTGCATCGCCAGAAGTTACAGTGGCACTTAAGTTAGTAATGTCAGTGGCTATGGCAGAATCTGCGTTTGCTCTAGCAGTCTGCTCATTAGTGATTGCGGCTGATTGAGCAGTGTCGTTTCCTGTAACCGTGGCAGTTAAACTAGTAATGTCAGAAGCAATTGCAGAATCAGAAGTTGCTCTTGCTGTTTGTTCCGCAGTTAAGGCTGCGGTTTGTGCAGTATCGTTGCTTGTAACAGTAGCTGTTAAAGCCGTAACACTGGTCGCTGTAGCCGTATCTGCGGTTGCTCTAGCAACTTGTTCGTCAGTGACTGCGGCAGCGGCTGTGGCTGCATTAGTAGTGACTGTGGCATTTAAAGTTGTTATGTCGGTCGCTACTGCTTCAAGCGCGGTTGCCCTTGCTGATTGCTCAGTGACGACAAGAGCCTCGGCAGTAGCCTCGTTAGTATCTACCGTAGCACTCAACGTAGTAATATCTGAAGCTAAAGCAGAGTCGGCTGTAGCCATCGCGGTAAGTGTGTTATTGATAGAAGCAGTATTAGTACTTTGGTTAGTAACCACCGTAGCCGACAAATCAGTAATTAACTGTGCTGAAGCAAAGTCTGCTCCTGCTCGTACTATGGCCTCTTGAGTTATAGCCGCAGTGTTATCTCCTACCGTGGCAGAAATACCTATAACAGTCTGTTTAACTTCGACAACACCATCGTTGACTGTCTGTGTTACTTGGTTAGTCGTATCAAGGCTGTTCTCTAATCTCTGTAGTTCATCAGCAACATAGCCAAGTGTAGTATCTTTTAGGCCACCTACTAATAGGTCAGGTTTAACAGCAGCGTTACCAGAGGCAGGCTTTACACCTTTTCTGGGAGGCACACAAGGTAGTGGATACCTCTTGTATCCAAGGGTAGGTAGTTTAGCCACAATTACCTCCTACCAGTTGTTAGTACATCCAGATCGAACCCTAAGAAATTAAAGTCCTTGTTATCAGCCACTGTCATCTTATAAGACAGATAACGCCCTGCTGCTCTAGTATCAATCTTGTGATCTGTAGTGCCATTAAAGACAATAGGCGCACCATACTTAGTGGCATCCCCTATCAAATCCGCTGCCCCAAATACAAAAGTAAACTGCTTGTTAGCATCAGTGGTGTCTACTTGGGGGTGTATCTTATTGATGACCTTATAGCCTGTTAGGGGCGATAACTCGTCTAGGTCAATACCTACTCTCTCTAAGAAAGGACTTTTGTTAGCTGTAGAATCCAGTGGAAAAGATAGACTACCTGAGTCTACTAGATCAAGGCCATAGAGCTTGTCTGAGGCTATCCCATCAGTACTGTTACTCTCACCTACAAATAGATTGTGGGTGTCATACCCTGCTTCTTGGGTGTGGTAAGTTCCACCAATTGTGTTAAACACAGACGCAGTGTTGGCATAAGTTGCCGACGAACTAACAGTCCCTACAGTCGCACTAGCAACATTGGGTAGGTCTGTGAATGACCACGTTTGATTCTTATAGTTAAAGACAGCCGCACGATTACATCGGTCACCGTGAGTGTATTCAGCCATATCGTCACCTGAGACATAGCAGAACATGACTTCATCTAAGTCAGCATTGTGGTGTACAAAGCAGCGGTCAGTCTTAGCAGTGTTTAGACCATTAAAGATATAACTTTTAACTCTCTCATCACAGATAGACTGCCTAGTGTGGGAGTCATGGACATAGATATCATCATGGTCAAATACGTAGTGCGTACCTTCGACTTCAGCCACACAGTTGTGGTTAATGACACCACAGTCACTGTAGAGTTTTCTAAAGTTGTGTATGAATGTACCGCCTACAAACTCCATTAGCCACACTTGATCCTTGGCGTATATGATGAAGTTAGTACCTAATGTAAGCCCATCTACAATACCTGTTTTCATCTGTACAAGATCATTGAATCCTGCTGACTTAGTAGTGTCAGAGGCATCCCAAGAATCAGGCACAGAGTTAGCCAAAGCTAAGTTACTGTAGCGTACTCTGGAAGGGTAGTTAGTCCCATTCTCTGTGAGGTTTAACGCTAGGAGAAAATCTCCGTAAGCCCTCACAGATTCAGCCCTCCAACTAGAATCCCAGTTAGGCAGTGTGGCAAAGCTACTACCACCATTGAGCATATAGACAGGTACTTGATCTCTCCTGTTTATGTATGCGATGTCTGCAAGGCTAGTCCCTGTCATGGAACTAGCGTTTACTGAAGTGGTAGAGATACTACCTTGTAGGGAGGACACTGTACCGTTAGCATACTGCTTAATATCAAAAGTGTCTGACACCAAGACTATGGCGGCAAAGCCACCACTGGCATCAGCAGGGATAGCGTAGGTGAATCTAGGGTTAAACCCTAGTGACTCTTTGATAGCCCTAAATACTGGGGATCGCCCTACTCTACCCTCATCGAACCTTACGTTCTTGGCTCTAGTAAAAGCATTGATCGGGAGGGACGCAGGGCGTATATCTGTGACTACGCCAATGCTACCAACATCTCTAACAGGTAGAAGCTGTCCCATAATTTGTTCCTTATAATGTACATTGTTTCTTAAAGTTTACTAATCCTCAGTTCTTGGTACATAGAACTCCACATGCGCTTGGCATGTCGGACAGCTAAAGTTAGACACCATGACGTACTCTTCACACTCTTCACAATCTTGATCGTCAGCCCATATAAGCTCTGTCTTACATGTCCAACAATTCATTAGCCACCACCGCCACTAGCTTCGCTATCAGCTACACGTTTCCACATATAGACAACCACATAGGGCTGTAAGTTATTGTGGGCTTGACCACCCCCAGTAGCCGCTGTAGTACCAGAAGCACTTGCAGATAATTCACCACCGCCTGTGCGGTTGTTAGAACCAGAGGTTGTCAAGTGGGCAGTAAAGCCGTGTGTATGACTAGGGATTTCATCGGTAATCAGGGTGTGTGTCTTAGCACCACCAGTGTTTCCTACAGTGTCAAAGTCTGTATCTGTTGAATCGACTCCAATCATTACTTTACCTTGACCAAAGGGATTCCATTGACCACCAAAGAAAGTCGAGGGATTAGTAGCCACTACAGAGGTATAGATGCTACCTACTGGGTACACACTAGATAAGGTGGCAGTGGTAGCCGCAGCAGCAGCCCCAATTAATGCTCTAACCTCTTCAGCCGTAATGCCAGTAGCTAGTACTGGGGTCACTGCACCACCCTCTGCGGTACTAGCGTTTATAGCAGGCTCTACAACACCAATCAGTGTCTTTACTTCAGCACCAGTGATACCACTAGCCAAACTAGGGTCAGAGCCATCTGAGGTTATAGCCGACACTGGTTCAGCAACCTTAGTATTAATAGCTGTATGAGTAGCCGTAACAGCCCCAGTAACACTAGGGAAGGTTGCTTTGAGTGTGGCTTTAATTAGTCTTAGGTGGTCATCAGCTTGCGATAGAGCATCTGTGGCAGCAGGGTTTGCTGCTACTAGACTATCGATGTAAGTCCCAGTTTCAAGTGCCATCTTAGGGGTGTCCTATGTTCTATTAAGTGTTATCCAAAGTTCATGCGTGAGGAAGGCCAAACGTATATGCCGTATCTCACCGTAAGCGCCTACCGACAGCTCAAACTCTGGAAGTAAATGGAAGTAGCCGAATGACTTAAAGTCGTTCTTAAGTGTAAATCTCAAGGTTGGGACTCCTCTAAAGAAGGTCGAACAATAACAACAACAACAAGGGGGTTTAACGTTATTTTTGAAGTCATTAGCCATTTAACCCCATGCCCCATTAGAAAATAGCTAGGGACTCCTGATTGAAACCATTAACTCTATAGATATCAATGACTTACAGCATCAATGTATCAATCGGATATATTATCCGTTGCGCTGCGAGTGCCAGGATTATCCAACGATTAACCATTTGTGAAATTTATTAGGTTGAGGCTGTTTGTCTTCAATACAAATGCGGTCTCAAGTCTCCCCAAGCGTCCACACAAGCTCACACAAGCCATTGCCCAAGCCAACCCAAGTCAAC